GCCACCGCCAAGACGCTCGCCATCTTCAAGCTTTTGCACATTACCAAGACCGCATGCAATACCTTTTGAGCCTTCCATGTTGTATGGGTAGAACTCAATTGCAGCACGACCATAGCAACCAGAATAGAACTCTTCTAAGTCAATAATGGCGTTCATGTCGGCATCAACGATACCTGGCTTTTTAACAGAGTTTGCATTGATAAAGAAAGAACCAGCGTATGCTGCATCTTCTTTTTCTAAATCACCATCACGCAAGCCGCCTTTGAGTAGCTTGGGAACAGTGCCTCCAAAATAGCCAGCAGAATTTGCCTTGGCTTCTTCAAAAGCTTTATTGATTTTTGCAATTGTTTCTTTGTCAGATTTTGGGATAATGATAGACACAGAATACTTAGGTGTCTTGCCATCGCCCTTGTCCATTGGTGAGAATACATTGGCATATGAGAAACGAACTTTGCCAGTTACAACACGAGGATTTTTAGTAGCCATCTTGCTTCCTTATTTACATAAATTGATTAAACTTCATCGGTGTCAATCTCTACCGTACTGTCAAGAGTATACCACAATTTCCGATGGTGTACCCTAAAAACATTATTGCGGGTCCAACTGCACCCTTCATGTACTGATCTATTGCTACGCCTAAGTATATCAGAGTTGAAATGATAATTAGTGGCGTACTCATGCAAAATCTTCCACAGTGTTGTCTGGAACCAACTTTGGTGCAGAATCGGGTCTAACTATTAAATCCCCCAACGCACTTTCAATTTGTCCCTTTTTACCAAGTTTAATAATTTGCGGCACAGACTTAGGTTTGGTTTCGTACAAATCTTCTTTTTGAATATTTAGTTTTTCTGTAAGAATTACTTCAGCTAAAGCAAAATCCGCAATTTTCCGATGACCCTTTGGAATAACTAATTTAAAACCCACTGGAATAATGTCTTCATCAATTGCTCTTTGTGTAGCATAAGATTCAATATCATTTACATAAGACTTTAATTGCGATGCACGAGATAATACCAGTTCAAACTCTTCTTCAGTTAAAAGTGGTGCTGGTCTGAAATCCAGTGATGCTATTTCGTTTGTGAAGTCCGAACGCGCTTTGCAGGTTGCTTTGGCGCGGCAGAACTGGCACCAGTCGCCAGGGAGGAACTCGCCTGTCCCGCCCCACGCTTTCTTGGCTTTGGGTTTGACGAAGTAGTTGGCCCAGTCGACCAGTTTACTGACGCTGGTACCATCGGTACTGATACTGTCAAGTCGGGGCTGATGTATCGTGTAACTGACTTCTTTAATTTCGGGGTATTCTTCTTTGAACTTGCTCCACGCACCGAGGGCGTAGAGTCGGAGTTGGGTATTGTCAACAGCGGAAACAGGGATTCCTTTTCCGAATTTGAGGTCGATGACCCGAATGGCGTACTTAGAAAGAATAACCACATCGGCTGTGCCAAAGCCGTCAGGAACCCAATCAGAGAAGTCCACACGTTGTTCAAATAAAGGCTTATCGCCTTCACCAATTTGGGAACGAGTGTAAACGACATAGTTGTCGACATAGTTTTCGAACTCTTCGTTGTAATATGGGCTAGCTTGGATGATTTGGATTTCACGGTCATATTCTTCATGTCCTATTTGATTGAATTGAAGACGCAATTTAATTTCAGCCAATGAATGCGCCAAAGTGCCTTCAGCAGAATGATCAAATGATCCAGTAGCTTTCTTTTGTTCTGGGAGTGTGGCTTCTAATCGGGCAGATGGTGTGCAAGAAAGCCACCGTTTGGAACCCGAAGCCGAGAGTATAGCGTGTGCTGTCATATCTGTTTTCCTTGTTTGTCTGAATTTCTATTAGTGTACTACTACTTATGCAAAATGGGCTAGGTTTTTATACCTAGCCCATTTCATAATGTGAGAAAGTTTTGAAGTTTAAGTAGCGTTCGCTCGTAACTGCTTGATTAGATCATTTACCTCACCAGCAAAGTCAATTTTAACCTCTTGTTTAATGTCCGCTTTGATTTCACGCACATCTTTGTAATCCTGTGGAAACTGACCACGAAGGGCAATTTCTGCAATACGGCTATTAAATGCCTTATTACCCACATTGGCAAGCATTTCCCGCTCCCAATACGCTTGTGAGTGTACTAAAGCCATGTCCAAAGCATCAGCAAACTCTGGGTACTTTTTACGCCAGTTGGCTGCTACATCTTTGGTAATACCAAGGTCAGCCCAAATCATTTTTTGAGATGCGCCTTGAGTACCCAGTTCGATCATACGATCGCACATATTTTGGGTAAAAGTATATTTTCTAACTGCCACATTTCCACCTTTTTAGTGCTGCTGCTTTGCGTGTTGGTTTGCCATTCTCGTCCTTCATAGGACCTTTGACACCAGACATGCGTGCGCAAAACGATTCTTTACGAGAACCGCCTTCTGGTTGAGGAGCTTTTAAATTGGATCCCGTAGCCGCATTATACTTAGCACGACCTTTGGCGGTTAGCCCAGCGCCTTGCGATGCTGGTAGTTTCTCGCCACGACCAATTGAAAGAGAAGGAGCTTTTTTAGTTGCCATTTTTTACTGGTTTAGGCGGTGCTTCGTTTGATGGGGCTTTTAAATTCTCTAATGGTGGGTCTAATTCGTTCATTTTGTTTTCGCAGTCTTTGCTGATTGTTTAAATGATTTGGCAGTCGGAGCGCCCGGACTGCTAGGCTTGCGCATCTTCTCGCCAGAGCCCGCTTTGATGCGTTCTTGCTTAGCGTGGATGTTTGCGTAGAGTCCGGGTTTAGTTGCCATTTTGTAACCTATGGGTATATATTTTGTACATAAAATGATACCTATAGGTATCAGTTAGTTAGAATACTATGCCAACGCCAGACATTTTTTTGGCTAGGCTAGTTAGTTCTCTTGTTGTGCTGCCGCTAATAAAGGTATTGATTTCAATAGCCTTGTCAATGATCTCTTCCATGGTTGGAAACTTAGGAGCCAAGTCTTCAGCTTCTTTGGTGGTCTTATTAAGAACATCCCAAGCGGCTAGACTAGCTTCGTGCTGTTTGATCATCAGATCTTTGGCTGTGTTAAATACGGAAAAGCGGAGTTCAAATGGATTCATTTTGTTTCTTTCTGTGTGTATAGTGTGTATAAAATGCCAGTGTTCTATGAAGGCGCGCTGGCAGCCTTTGGCCTTCTTTACGGCCAGAGTAGATAGCCGAGTATCCCCAGCCAAAGAAGCGCTTCACAGCGTGTCCTATATCTACTTATGCAAAAAACACTAAGAATCCGCCCTTTTTTGCTCAACATGCCACTTACATAAGTTTTTGTAATACTGGATTGTTTCTTCCTGCGCTCTAATCTGTCTGTCATAAAGCGTGTATTGCTCTTGTACATCTTTATCTTTGGGGCGCATGACAAGACCGACCATAAAGCCAATCATAAAAGCTAGTCCAATCTCGGTCATTCTTGCCACCATCCTCGTACAAAAAATGCGTCACCGCAGGCATCAATCTCGCTCTGTGGGTAGCCGTTGTCTAATAGCCATTGGCGTGTGTCGTCAATGTCCTCTGGTATTTCTTTTGGAAAGCCATACTTCCAGCCACTGGGCGGATCAATCATCTTGCGTTTCATGTCAATCCTCCGGTGTGTGGTATTCGTTGTTGTCAATTTGTTTAGCTACTTCTCTGGCCCGATCAAAGAATTTTTGTGCCTCTATTTCTTTTATAGCTTCTTTCACTTCTTCCTTAAACTCTTTGACATTAAAACTATCGCCACCAAACACCATGTCCCAGTTCTTATCAAACTGTTCCTTGTCTGTGATTGGGCGTTGTGCGTCGCCTTTACCGCCGTCTCTCATGCTATCTCCTAAATGACCCGATTGGTTTACGTCTGCCGTACGTCTTACGAATGCGCAGTGCCGTCTTCATACCAAATATTTTGTTGCGCCAGCCTTGATGAGCACGACGGATCTGTTGCATCTTAAATCGTAGTACTAGACTAATTGGTTTTTGTCTAGTAATAGTGCGCCGCGCTCCGATGTTACCAAAAATCCCAGTAAAGTCGTTTCGCTTGATAAATTTTCGAAAGTTAAACCTTTTCACTGCTTGATTCCAATTCCATGGGCTTGCTCAATTGCTCGACCAATTGCTAAATGAATATCTTGCAATGATACATAGCCTGTTGTCATGGCATAGGTCATTACATCAAACATAGCATCGGCTGCAATTTCACACATCATTTCATCTGTCAAGGGTTCGGTATTAATCATCAACAATAATTTGTTTTTTAGGAAATGGAGGTTGTCTATTTCCAAACACTTCACGAGCAATTTCTAAAGTCATTTTTTGAGCTTCCATTTGCGCTCTTTGCTCTTCCTCTTCGGTTAATTTAGCTGTTTTACGCTCAACCGCTTTAATAATGTCATTGCTAATGCCCTTGCTTCTTAATAATTTTCTAATTGCGTTTTCCATTATTTAGCCTTTAGCTTTTCAATAGCAGCTTTAAATTGGGGTTCACCTTGCATCTGGATGTACGCAATCAAATTAGCGGACAACAAGTAGGGCGCATTGCCTAAGATGTGCAGGATTTGGTTTACTTGGGCTACTGTAAACGAAAAGTTAATAATGGCATCATCTAATGGATCTTTTTTAATTTCTTCGGTCATTTCTTTTTACCTTTCTTTAATATTCCGCCTAAATTGGCTAGTTCTCTTGCTGCTAATTTTTTTTCATCTGTGCAATATTCATTGAGTTCCATTTTGCGACAGTATGTATCCATTAATTTTTCCATACGCATGTCATGTAAAACTTTGATGCCCCATAAAGCATTACTTACATCATCTTCGGTCATCGGAACTGGATGGTCGCCATGATGTTTGTACAACAAATCAATATCATCACTGGTTTGCCACGCCAACATAATTGCTGATTCTAAATCAATTTTTGAATTCATTTTTTCCCCGCTTTTTTAACCGCTGCTTTAAAATCAATACTAAAGTGTGAGCCTACTAATTCCATTGCTGGTATCAGTTTTTTCCAATGTTTTACATCTTCTGGATGCCAACTGTTTTTAGTTTTCATCATACTTTTTAAATTAACATAGCTTTCAGCTAAAACACCAACCAAAATAACATCAGCGTAATCATCATCAATTTCAATTTTCATTTCCCACACTCCACTTCATGTTTAATCATTTTTTGGATGTACCAAATGGCTTTACGCAAATCTTCTATGCCACCTTTTTTCTTCCAGCGGTATAGGTACTTAATGGCGTTGCCTGTGCACATGGCTTCCATACCTTCAAGTCCTTCAATTGCTGACTCAATAGCATCAATGCATTCCACATTACCTTGATAGTGTTTAGGATTGTTCACTGCGTCTTGCATGCTTTCTCCGTAGCTCACTTTCAACAGCATTTACTTCTTCTGGGTTATCGCATACCCACAATGTTAATATTTTGTCAAACATAGTCAAATCAATATCTTCGACACCTGTAATGGTTTCAAACATAGTATGACCCTTGTATTCATGTTCTACTACAAAAGTGTTCATAATTTCAATTCCTCTTTAATAAATTCTACTGCTTTGTCATAATGGTACCGCCAATGTTTTTCTGATACACCAATGTCCAAATGGGTCATTCCCATTAAAAAAGCCTCAATGACTTGCTTTGGTTTTTCTGGCATACGCTCCTCAATTATACGCTCGATGTCAATTAAATCATCTAGATCCCAAGGTAACCAACCATTTTCTAACACCCCAGCAAACGCATCAATGTCATCCAGTTCTAAGGGATCTATCTCCTCATCTGATAAGCGTGGCTTACTGCAATTAATTATTATTCTCATTTATTTAAAGCATCCATTAAAGCATCTTGAATTGTTATTTTGCCTTCTAATACTTTGACCACGTGCTCATCGATACTATTAGTCACCACTAAGTGATGTATGACAACCGGTTTTTCTTGCCCTTGGCGGTAAATCCTGGCATTCGCCTGGATATAGTTTTCAGATGACCAGGGGAGGTCGTACCACACAGTCTGTGCTGTCTCTCCAGTGTTGCACTGTAAATTAAGCCCAATGCCTCCTGATTGAGGATGGGCCAAGAGCATACGAATCTCGCCACGACGCCACGCCTCAATGTTGTCATCGTCCAGCACCACAGCCTGCGGGAACGTAAGGCGTAGCCTTTGGAGGCTGTGTTTGAAGTGATAGAATACGAGCGTCGGGGAAGAAGATTCCTCCATGATCGACTCAAGATATTCCAACTTACTGCGGTGTATTTCTTGTGCTTTTCCTTCTTCGTTGTATACAGCGCCCGATGTGAACTGGAGCAATTTCCCCGCCAATGTTGCTGCTGTTGGAGCTGTGATTGTTTGGCCTTTGATGTCAGAGACCATGTTTTTTCTAAGTTCATCATACTTTGCTCGTATAGGTTTATCTAATTCCACATTGTGAAATAGCGTTGTAAGCGTAGGCAACTGCAAATAATCTTCAGCTTTAAGCGAATAACATATATCTGAAATCTTATCTGTAATACTTTTATCCGCACCATTTTTTAGTATCCAATTGTAAATTACCCCAGTGTGGCGGTTACGCTGACCAGGATTCATATATTTATCACGAAACCGAGTAAGACTGGTCTCCAAACGCTCACCTAAATCCAATATACCCACCTGTGACCAGAGATCAGCCATCCCTTGAGGGGTAGGTGTACCAGTGAGTATAATACGCCTTTTAAAACCCTTCAAATGCTTTTTGAGGGCTTTGAATCTCTTGGTCGAGGGATCCTTGAACCGACTGCTCTCGTCTATTATCAGATAGTCGAACTTTGGATTTTGATCCAATAACCAAACCAAGTTCTCTAAGTTTATAATATATAAGTCGCTGGAGCTCTTCAGTGCTGATTCCCGCTGCGCTGGTGTACCGATAACCTTTGCCACTGTAAAAGATTTCAAGTGTTCCCATTTGCCACATTCCTGTGACCATACTGTTTCTGCCACTCGCTTCGGGGCAACTACCAAGGTCTTCCCAGGTTTGCTCTCCTTGATTATAGTCAGCGCCGTAGCGGTCTTCCCAAGTCCGGGTTCCATAAATAAGCCGATATGCGGAATTTGCTTTGCTAATGACAACATGCTCAATTGGTACGGGTGGAGCTGATCTTTTGAGAGCATCTAAAGTTTTCTTTCTTTCTTCGTGTAACCAGTCGCCTACCAAATAAATTTCATTTTCAGTAACATCTTGCTTTATTTTATTAGCAAGCATACTGATAAATATGACATTGTGTTTTATGTACCCGAACTCTGGAATAATTTTATCTAACGATGGAGACCAATCGTTTACTTTTTCTCCTTGTCCCCAGTTAAATGGCGTTCCAAAAACTGGGCAAAAATCGGTTGCAATTGATTCCAAATAATCTAAATCTAAATCAAAATCCAAACATTCATTTCTTGCTCGGGTTGATGCACCACCCATCGCTCTACTGATATGGCCACGTTTTGTTTTACGATACTCTTTTTCAGCTTCATAAAATTCTTTTCTAGCCACGAGTCGCCTCTGTTATAAAGTCATCTACATCTTCTTTAGAGCGCAACACATGAACTGGAAATCCAGCTTCGCCCAGTTCATCAAATACCAGCTCTTGCCTTGGTGACAGTTTTCCTATCTGTGTTTTTAGTTCTACGAACAGAATCTTTTGGTTGAGGATCACTAACCGATCCGGAACCCCCGTTACGCTGCTCAGCCATTTGTATGAGAGCCCCGATGACTGTTTGATTTTTTTTGTCAAGTATTTCTCTATGTCTTTTTCTAACACTAGGCTCATCTAACACTCTCCTTATTTCTTTATAAACATACTCCGTAAGATAAGCCCTTGTCTCTTCACCTGGCGTTTCTTCGCACATATATTCAAAAATACGATACACCAAATGCACAGATTCGTGTACTAATGTTGCATCTAAATCATCAATTGCATTTAGATCAAGTAATAAACCAATGAATGTTCTGCCATCGGCTGTTGGCACAGAATGGGTTTCTGCCATTGCCCCATTCTCCATGATTTCTACTTTTTGCATTACATTTTTGTCTTTGAGCGCTTGTTTAAATGACATGTCATCCAAGCATACATGAATGTTTGCTGGAAAAATCGGAACTTTAATTACATGGTATAGCTTCTTTTTCAAAATATTTCCTCTTCCTCAAAGTATACTTGCTTTTCTACATAGGCCAGAGCTTTTTCTGTCAGCTTAATACCCAAGTATTTGTGTTGTCGTTTACCATCAACTCGGATGGCGCTTGATATTACGTTCTTATCTTGTGTTGATGCAAGGAACCTACGCTTAAAGGATAGGTCATTTCCAGGATTAAGTCCATGCTTTGTTGCCCAACGCTTGTAACAAATAAAGGCGTGGTCTTTATCTACTTCACCTTCGGGGTCATACTCCATCACTTGCTCTATAAATGCACTGATTGGATTACTCATCTCTTCCATGGTTTCCAGTAACTCTTTACCACTGTCTGGTTGCACAAAATACCCACCACGCTCAATCCGCCTACTCAATCCGCCCATTGCCCAGTTAAAAATGCCCGATAGTTCAGCCATCAGTTTGTTTGATAAGTTGGTGTCTTCCTTGTTGTAAAAACTGTGTGTCATCTTGAGCACCACCATACGACCAGTAAGCGCATTGGAGTTTTCAGTTAACTGAAGAACCTCGTTACTGTAAATAACAATGCGAGTAGGCAAATAGCCATTCCAACTTTCCTTGTTCTTGCGGTTGACGGTAATAGTGTCCCCGCCCACAATACGCAAAAGCTGAGATACAACAGAAGATCTGTTTCGTTCAGGTGCTCTCGCATCAGTAAAAGAAGCGAGGAGCTTACCCAACCAAGGCTGCAGACCAAATGTATCACAGAGTTCCTCCAGTTGTGGTGCTACTGTGTTATGTTGCCCAAGCAACGCCACTAAGATTTTGTTGATTGTGCCCTTACCCGAACGGCGTGGCCCAATGATATTAAAAAACTTCTGCTGTGCTGTATCACCCGATAGGATGTAGCCAAACATCTCTTGCAAGCAATCAATCGACTGCTGATCCATTCCCCAAACATCATCTAAGAACTTCATCCACAGTGGGCACTGTGCCATCGGATCATACGCAAATGGCAATGAGTTCTGGGTATACAAGCCCAATGAGTGTGGCAGTAGGATGTTATCTTCTAAGTGAAACAAACCATTCTTAACGCTGACCAGTTTACTCGCCTCGGGACGATTGGCACTGTAACCATCCAGCCATACTGGTGGACGGGTGTTGGCTTGGTTCTGTAAGTGGGTCAATGCCTTGATGCCATCCATTGCACCACTTACGCTCGCTGGATTTGGGGCGAACGCAACAATATTGCCTTTGCGGTCTTGTTTCTTACATTTGTCTAAAAACTTATACAACTCGGAACGAATGGTTGACTCTTCCACCTCGGCATAGTGCGTACCTTGGTAGCTGAAGAAATCGCCCGAGTAATGCACTAACTTAATACCTTCTTCAGATGAGAACTTTGAGTCTAGAAAAGTCTGAGCATTCTCCAATGGGGCTGCGGACAAAATCACATCGCCCTTGGCTAATGCATCGTTGCGTTTGTTTGACGATATTTTGTAGGTCAATGTGCGTAGGGTTGCTCCACCACTCTTTTGACTAAAGGTTTTCCACTTGTTCTCGCACGCATTATTGTTGTAACTTTCCACGCTACCATCGCCATATGACCAACGATCCCATGCCTCACAAGCCTCGATGTCGCCCTGGAATTGGTGATGTAGGCACATCCCCACTTGCAACCAATCGGTGTAGTAAGTTGGGTCAAAGTTTGGTAGTAACTCTGTTTCAACCCTAGCCATGTCCCAACCATCGAGCGGTGGGTTGTAGTCAGCAAAGGCATCACCAGTTAAGCGTACTGTACGCTCGGGGATGATGTCAGTAAAGTCTTGCAACTCAGTTGGTAACTCTCCACGAATCTTTTGACCAGTAACAGTAAAGTACCGACCCATCTTGTACACTTCAAGACCAATGCTATGGTCAACGAATGCGCTGGGGATGTCACCCAGTGTAAATATTTTGACCCCAGTGCCAGATGGGCTGATTTCCATGTAACCATCGATCTTGTTGGCAATCGCCTCTAAAGTCGAGTTGGTAAACTTAAGGGTTTGCTCATCAAAGCAATCGTCCATATCAACGCCAACAATATGGTCATCCTTGGTAAATACAAATCCAATCCCATCAAACTTGGCGGTTAAGTATGCTGCCTCGACAGAATGAAAGTCTGTCCATGTTGATGCGTTTGTTGAACTGGCTGCCTTGCCAGAGGGTTGTACTGGCAGTTTTGACCAGCGTTTTGTTTCATTCTCTCCCACTTCTACATAATTCCACAGTGTCCAGCGTGGGATTGTGCGTAGTGCAAGAGGTATATTTTGGAATAATACTGGTAAGACCTTCGGCTTCATCTGTTTTCCTCTTCTGTGCTCTTCTACTTATGCAAATTATAGGCACTTTTGGTGGTGTACCTATATAATTTTTAGTTATATAGCTTATTACTTTTAGTTATGATTCGCCATAGAAGACAGGGTATCCACG